ATATCGAATGGAACTACTTCCAATACCCCTGCGGTATGCAAATTAATTTTGTCGGTCAGACCGTTTGGGGAAGTATTCCAGTCAAAGGACGTTAAGTCTTTGACAACAGGTATGCACATCGAAGAAACCTTTGCGGTTCCGCTAAAATTTGCAGAGAAGTCAGATATCGAAGTACGGGCAATATCGTCATCTGGTTCCGTCGATTTCGACATTTCCGCAGCTTTTGAAATTGTCTATATCTGGAATGGAGATAACTAATGGCCGAGACTCATGCAAGCAAAGCGTTAAAGAAAATCGAGATTCATGAAGCTGAGTGCGCGTTGCGCTATGAAGCAATCAACAAGCGACTAGATTCAGGTTCTGAACGGTTTGATAAACTAGAGAAAATGATCTGGGGGATCTACCCCGTCATGATTACTTCCTTAATAGCCATTGTTGGCTTGGTGATATCTCAATGAAATTTGACGCAATCAAAGGATTAATCGGGGGTTTGGCACCAACTGTAGCGTCGGCCCTTGGAGGCCCGTTAGCAGGCGCTGCGGCGCAGTCGATTGCCTCTGCACTAGGTGTCGCCCCAGAGCCAAAGGCGCTTGAGAAAGCCATTCAGAACGCTACACCAGAGCAGCTTGCGGACATCAAGAAGGCGGAGCTGGACTTTGAAGTTCGCATGAAAGAGCTGGATGTCGATATTTTTGAGTTAGAGACTAAAGACACTCAAGATGCTCGCAAGAATTTCGCCAAGGATTGGACGGCGAAGATGATAGCTATTGTGATGGTGCTATTTTTTTGTGGTTACATCGCAATGATCACAATCATGCCCCCTGAGCAAAACTCGATGGAGCTAATCAATCTTGTTCTAGGTTATATGGGCGGACTGGTCTCAGCGGTCGTTTCTTTTTATTTTGGTAGCAGCGCGAAGCAAGAATGATGAAGACTAGCCAAGAAGGCATTTGCCTTATAAAAAAATTTGAAGGCTGTGAGCTGGAGGCTTATCAATGCTCAGCCAACGTCTGGACGATAGGTTATGGCCACACAAAGAATATCGTCAAGGGTGACACCTGCACCAAAGAAGAGGCAGAGCAGATCCTGACCGACGATCTTGAGGAGTTTGAGGGATACGTTAACAATCTGGTGGAGGCCGACCTCAACCAGAGCCAGTTCGACGCGCTAGTGGCTTGGACGTACAACCTTGGCCCTACAAACCTAAAATCCTCAACGCTATTGAAGCGGCTTAACGAAGGCGACATGGACGACGTTCCGCATCAGATTCGTCGTTGGAACAAGGCCGGGGGTCAGGTTCTGGACGGGTTGATTCGTAGACGCGAGGCGGAGGCCTTGTTGTTCAAGGGGGAAGCTTGGGAAAATGTCTAGCCTCTCGCTCAAAGACTTTGAGATTCTAAGCGAGCAAGATCAAAACGAAGCCCTTGCGCTTTTGTCCCGCTACGATCAGATGGACAAGCAAGACAAGTGTCAGGGTGATTTCATCGAATTTGTTAAGCATATGTGGCCCGAATGCATCCTCGGTCGCCACCATAAGATTATTGGCGACAAGTTTAACAAGATAGCTCAAGGCAAGCTAAAGCGTCTTATCGTTTGCTTGCCCCCTCGACACTCTAAATCAGAATTTGCCAGCACATATTTTCCTGCTTGGATGATGGGCCTGCGCGGTGATCTCAAGATAATTCAGACAACTCACACTGCCGAGCTTGCGGTACGGTTTGGTAGGAAGGTGCGGAACATCATCGACTCTGATGATTACTCTCAGGTTTTTCCTGAGCTACAGTTGCAGGCTGACAATAAGTCGGCTGGTCGATGGACGACCAATCAGGAGGGTGAATCTTTCTACGCGGGTGTAGGTGGCGCGATCACGGGACGTGGCGCTGACCTATTGATCATTGACGATCCGCATTCAGAGCAAGACGCGATGTCGCCTACTGCGATGGAGTCGGCTTACGACTGGTACACCTCTGGGCCACGACAGCGTCTCCAGCCCGGCGGAATTATCATCATAGTAATGACCCGCTGGTCAACCAAAGATCTCGTAGGCAAGGTTTTGAAGAAGCAGGGCGATGATCATGCAGATCAGTGGGAGGTTGTGGAGTTCCCAGCAATCATGCCCGAGTCTGAAACCCCCTTATGGCCGGAGTTTTGGAAAAAAGAAGAGCTTTTGTCGGTCAAGGCCTCGCTGCCGATAAGCAAGTGGAATGCTCAGTGGATGCAAAACCCCACGGCTGAGGCTGGCTCTATCGTGAAGCGCGAGTGGTGGCGTAAGTGGGAAAACGACTGGGTTCCTTCATACGAGTACGTTATCCAGAGTTACGATACTGCGTTTAGCAAGAAAGAGACTGCTGACTACTCTGCTATCACTACGTGGGCGATATTCCAGTCGCCAGACGAAGATGTGCAAGCTATTATACTTTTGGACGCGAAGAGGGTCAGGTTAGACTTTCCTGAGCTAAAAAGGCTGGCCTACGAGGAATGGAAATACTGGGAGCCAGACTGCGTGTTAATTGAAGCCAAGGCCAGCGGCACACCGTTGACCCAAGAGCTTAGAAGAATGGGCATTCCAGTCACAGCCTATACACCATCGCGTGGCCAAGATAAGATTGCAAGAATGAACAGTGTTGCCCCGATATTTGAATCGGGGATGGTTTGGGCACCAGACGAAACTTTTGCGGATGAGGTTATCGAAGAGATGGCAAGCTTTCCGTTTGGGGATAATGACGATTATTGCGATTCGTCAACGATGGCGCTGATGCGGTTCCGTCAGGGCGGGTTTTTAAGCCTCCGCGACGATTACCCTGAAGAAGCTGAGTTTTTGAGGCGTGACAGACAGGTATACTACTAATGGCTATTGAAAAAAGAGGTTTAGGCACCGAAGACAATCCTGACGTTATGCCAACTGGCAGCGCAATGGAGATCGAGCCAGAGATGACTCGGAACGATGAGATTCGCAATGCAGCAGAGATACTGGTGCGCGAAGAAGAAATTCTTGTTGATGACGAGATCGACGAAGAGGAAGAGCAGATAGCTACCGATTTCAACGCAAACTTGGTTGATTTCATTTCAGACAGCGACTTATCCAAGCTCGCCAGCGACGTAATTGGTTCGATCAAAGCCGATAAAGAAAGCCGATCTGAGTGGGAAAAGACATATACGGATGGCTTGAAGTATCTGGGCATGAAGTTTGATGATTCCCGCAGCCAACCTTTTCAGGGGTCTTCTGGGGTTATTCACCCGATATTGGCTGAATCTGTCACGCAGTTTCAGGCTCAGGCTTACAAAGAGTTACTGCCAGCCAAAGGGCCAGTTAAGACCGAGATCGTGGGAGTCCGCAGCCCAGAGGTCGAGATGCAGGCTGGTCGCGTTCAAGACTTCATGAATTACTACATCATGAACATCATGCAAGAGTACGATCCAGAGTTGGATATGCTGCTGTTTTACCTTCCACTCGCAGGCAGCGCCTTCAAGAAGGTCTACTTCGACACAGGCATAAGCCGTGCGATGAGCAAGTTTATTGAACCCCAAGACCTCATTGTGCCCTACGAAGCTACCGATCTTTTCAGTGCGGAGCGCGTGACCCACGTCCTAAACATGAGTCGGAACGAAATCAAGAAGCAACAGGTCAACGGGTTTTACGCTGACGTGGAGTTAAAAGGCGGTTCTGTCAGTGTATCTAAGAGTGATATTGAAGAGCAGATTGATGAGATTGAAGGCATGGAGCCTTCGTACCAAGAGGATCGTGACCACGTCATCTACGAGACCCATACCATCTTAGACATCCCCGGCTTTGAAGATGTCGGTGAAGATGGCGAACCTACAGGATTAAAACTGCCTTATATCGTCACAATTGACGAGGGATCTCAGAAGGTCTTGTCGATTCGTCGAAACTACGTTGAGACAGACCCTCGCAAGGCTAAAATCAACTTTTTCGTGCAGTACAAATTCTTACCGGGCCTCGGCTTTTATGGTCTAGGCCTAAGCCATATGATTGGCGGCATATCCAAGTCAGCCACATCAATCCTAAGACAGTTGATCGATGCAGGCACCTTGGCTAATCTTCCGGCAGGCTTTAAGGCTCGCGGGATGCGTATTCGAGACGAGGACAATCCACTCCAGCCCGGAGAGTTTAGGGATATTGATACGACAGGCGCGTCTCTACGAGAAAATCTGATACCACTGCCGATCAAAGAGCCATCCAATGTGCTCATGCAGCTATTAGGGCTGCTTGTAGAGTCAGGTAAGCGGTTTGCAAGCATTGCCGATATGAACGTGGGCGACATGAACCAAGCGATGCCTGTGGGCACTACGGTGGCTCTACTAGAGCGTGGCACCAAGGTTATGTCGGCAATTCACAAGCGATTGCATTACAGCCAGAAGCTTGAGTTTCAGTTGCTTGCCAAGGTGTTCGCGGAGTATTTGCCTCCAAATTATCCTTATGTGTCAAAGAATGGCCCACAAGAGATTATGGGGCAGGATTTTGACGGTCGGGTTGACGTAATACCCGTATCTGACCCCAACATATTCAGCCAGAGCCAGCGAATCACCATGGCTCAAGAGCTACTTGCCATGGTTCAATCTAACCCTGAGATTCATGGCCCTACGGGCATATACGAAGCGTATAGACGAATGTACGCGGCCCTTGGGGTTGATGACATTGACAGCCTTATACAGCCCCCACCTCCACCACCACAGCCTATGCCAGTGGACGCGGGAATCGAGAATAGTGCGTTCTTGATGGGTCAGCCCGGGCAGGCTTTCGAGCCACAGAATCACCAAGCTCACATTGACGCTCATAGGTCTCTATTCTTGACCGATGTGGTCAAGCAGAACCCTCCGCTGCAAGGCATGATCATTGGTCATATGATGCAGCACTTACAGTTCATGGCTGGGCAGATGGCTCAGAGCCAGATCCCACCAGAGCTGAACCAGCAGATACAAGAGATGCAGGCCGCGCAGCAATCTGGTCAGGTTCCGCCCGATCAGTTGCAGCAGCAGCAGAGCCAGATTCAGATGCAGATAGAGCAACTGTCGTCACCAATCTTGGCTCAGTTGACGCAAGAGCTTCTTGAGTCTATCGGTCAGGGTGATGAGACCGATCCTCTGGTTCAAATTAGGCAGCAAGAGTTGATGCTGAAGGAAAAAGCAATCGACTCAGAGAATGAGCAGTTTGAAGCAAAACAACAGCAACGTGCTGAGGAAAAACTTTTGGAGAATGAAATCGCTAAGCAGCGTATGAATATCCAAAGGGAGGTTGCTGATGATAAGCTAGACGTAGCTATCCGCCGTCTAGATCAACAGGCAGATTTAAAGCTGCTTGACATGCAAAACAAAAACATGGGAGGCCGATAATGCCTGACTTAATATCATCAACAAGCTATGTAAGAAAAAGAATTGAAGAGCTGCGTGAAAGAAAAAGACTTGCCCGTGACGTAGAAGCTGCTCTTGAAGAAAAAAAAGTTAAAGACGCTGAAGAGAAGAAGCAAAAAAGCGATGCGCGAATTGCAGCCAAGCTGGCTAGACTCTCTGGATCTGAAGCTCCCGCAGAAAAAGCGCCTGAGCCTGAAGAGGCCAAGGCCGAAGAGCCTGTAAAGGTTCAGGAAGAAATTGCAGTAGAGGAAGAGCCTGTTATCAAAAAGGCTCCAAAGAAATCTTCTGCGAAAAAGCAAACCGAACAAACTGAGGAAGAATGATGAAAGATTTAAGCAGAGTTAAAAAGGTTGACTCGCCAAAGAAGAGCATCAAATCAATACCCACCGACCCAGCCTTGGTTCGTCGGACAATGGGCGGAAAGATAAAAGTCATCAAGGCTCGGGGAGCTGGCGCAGCCACTCGCGGATTTGACTTTCATGAGAAAGTGTAGTGGATGATATAAATCTAGGCTCTCGCCTAAAAAGAGTAATGGGCGAGAGGCGGGAGCTTATCCGCGAGGTCTTGATGGATGGAATGTTAAAAGATATAGAACATTATAAATCTTTGCAAGGCGAGCTAACTGTTATAAACTTGGTGGAGGAAGTAATCAGAGAATTCTACAAGGAAATCTAAATGACAACCTCTATAACAGAATCCGCTTACGTCTCAAGCGACGAACGTGTTCTTGATCCAACCCTGCTTGAAAAATCCGCCATCGAGAGAATGCCTAGCCCTTCTGGGTGGCGCATGCTGGTTCTGCCCTACCAAGGCAAAGCCAAAAGCGAAGGCGGCATCCACCTCCTGAAAGAAACGGTAGACCGAGAGGCTTTAGCCACGGTGGTCGCTTATGTTGTAAAGATGGGGCCACTCTGCTACGGAGACACTGAAAAGTTTGGAGACAAGCCTTGGTGCGAAGAAAAGCAGTGGGTGCTAATCGGTCGTTATGCTGGAGCTAGGTTCAAGCTTGAGGACGGCGGCGAAGTCAGAATAATCAATGACGACGAGGTCATTGGCACAATTATAGACCCAGACGACATAGTGAGCTTCACATGATAGAAAATCAAAACGCAGAGCAGATGGAAGAGGAACAAGTTTCTATTGAGGTCACCGAAGACCCGGTAGAGGGATCTGGTGGCGGTGACGGCGATGAGCTTGAAAACTATACCAAGTCGGTTTCTAAAAGAATTAACAAGCTCAACCAGAGACATCGGGAAGCTGAGCGAAGGGCGCAGCAGCTTGAGCAGATTGCCTTGCAGAAAGAGGCTGAGCTTCAGCAGTATCGGCAGTATTCGGTTCAACAGTCTAATACTGTTTTAGCCAAGGAAGAGGAGGCTATAGCTTCCAAAGAGTCTCAGATCGATGACGTTTACCGCAAGGCGGTTGAAAGTGGAGACGCGGATCTCATCACCAAGGCCTCTAAGCTCCAGAATGATATTGCTATTCAGAAGGAAAAACTTCGTGTAGCAAAGTCTCGGCAAAGGGCTGCTCAGGAAGAGTCTTACCAATCCCAAGGTAACGAACAGATAGTTAATTACCAACAGCAACAGCGGGTTCAGCAAGAGGTTACGCCAACAGAAGATGCGTTGGAATGGCACGAAAGGAACCCTTGGTACGCGAATCAGGACAGCGAAGATGACATGAAGGCGACCCAGTACGCCTACTATGTTCACTACAATCTGGCCAACGAAGGCTTCGACGTTGGTTCTGACGAGTATTACGAAGAATTGGACAGCCGTGTCGGTACGGTTTATCCTCACACTAAGAGCGCCAGTAATGGCAACTCGAAGACCGTTCAAAGTGGAAGCAGACCCGCTGTGCAAAGAGTCGCTTCAGCTACCCAAGGTGGTGGTCGGTCAAAAACACAAGGCAAAAAGAATGGCGTGAGCTTTTCTAAGTCTGAGCTGGAGCGACTCAGGAGCCTCAAGCCGCATAATATGTCTGAAGAGGCATGGTTGCAGCGAGTGGCAAAAGAGAAGCAAAAAATTGCATCAAGAGAGGCAAGCTAAAATGGCAGAAATAAAAGCAAACGCACGTTCATCCCGTGATTCGCAGTCACACGATAATCAGACTCGCAGGAAACCATGGCGACCAGTACGGTCACTTGAAACTCCCCCTGCACCGGCAGGTTATACCTACAGGTGGATAAGGGAGTCCATGTTGGGACAAGAAGATCGAGCTAATGTCTCGCGTCGAATCAGAGAGGGCTGGGAACTCGTAAGAGGAACCGAATTGCCGCCAGATTGGCGTTCTTTACCAACGATGGATAGTGGCCGACATGAAGGCGTGGTCTACAACGAAGGGTTGCTATTAGCGAAGATCCCTAATGAAACGGTTGAAGAGCGCAGAACCTATTATCGGGCGAAGAGCAAACAAGCTACGGATGCATTGGACAACTCAATGTTCAACGAAACCCGTGGTGATAGCCGTTACGTTAAATATGATCCTCAGCGCGATAGCAACGTCACATTTGGACGTAAATAGAGGTATTCAAAATGGCGAATAAAGACGCTGCATTTGGAATGAAGCCGGTCAGAATGATCGGTGGCGCACCTTACACTGGCGGTCAGAGTCGATATCGTATTGCTGCGAATTATGGAACTTCCATTTTTCAAGGCGATATGGTTGCTCAGGTCACTGGAGGTACGGTGGAAGTACACGCTGACGGAGGCACTGTGCCTGTAGTTGGTGTTTTTAACGGTTGCCAGTACACAGACCCCACCAGTGGTGAGCAAGTTTACAGCAACTACTACCCTGCAAGCACTAACGCCGCAGACATCATCGCTTTTATCATTGATGATCCCGACGTGGTTTACGAAGTGCAAGCTGATGACACGTTTCCAATTACCGACCTGTTTGGCAATTTTGATATCGTGTACACCACTGCGGGTAGCACTTTGACTGGTATTTCTGGCGCTGAGCTTGACGTAACCACTGGTGCTACCAACACGAACCTGCCGATCAAAGCGATCGACATTTCGGAAGATCCGAACAACTCGGACACGGGCGCTGCAAACACTAACGTGTTAGTAGTAATTCAAAACTCAATCTTCGGCGTTAAAGGCGCTGGCTTAGCATAAGGAGCTAAATAATGGCTATTTCAAGAGCACAGCTCGCTAAAGAACTGGAGCCGGGGTTAAACTCCTTATTCGGCATGAGCTACGACAGCTACGACCGCCAGTATGAAGAAATCTTTGCTATTGAAGACTCACAGCGAGCCTTCGAGGAAGAGGTTTTGATCACTGGTTTCGGCGGAGCGCCAACTAAAACCGAAGGTCAGGGCGTACAGTTTGACAACGCTTCTGAGTCTTACACTGCTCGCTACACGCATGAGACCGTGGCTTTGGCATTTTCTTTGACCGATGAAGCAGTAGAAGATAATTTGTATGACTCGCTCGGCAAGCGATACGTGAAGGCTTTGGCCCGATCTATGGCTAACACCAAAGAAGTCAAAGGTGCAGATGTACTGAACAATGCGTTCGATACTAACTACACTGGCGGCGACGGTGTAACATTGATTAACACGGCACACCCTCTAGCGGGTGGCGGCACTGCTGCAAACCGTGCTACCTCAATGGCTGACTTGAACGAAACGTCTTTGGAAGATGCGTTGATTGATATCAGCACATTTACTGATGACAAGGGTCTTACGATCTCTGTTCAAGCATCAAAGCTTGTCGTACCACCTCAGTTGGTTTTTGTTGCTGACCGTATCCTGAACTCAACTTTGCGTTCTGGTACTGCCGACAATGACATCAACGCTGTACGCAACACGGGTGTATTGCCCGGTGGCTACACGGTCAATCATTACCTGACTGACCCTGATGCCTTCTTCTTGCTGACTAGCGTCACCGACGCTGGCGAAGGCTTGAAGATGTTCCAACGTACTGCGATGGAAACCACAATGGAGCCAGACTTCACGACTGGCAACATCCGGTATAAAGCGCGAGAGCGTTACTCTTACGGATGGAGTGATTGGCGTGGAATCTACGGCAGTCAAGGCGCTTAATTGTTTCACATGAAACAATGAAAGAAGGGGGCATTAGCCCCCTTTTTTTATGCCGCCTTTTTGTTATTAAGGCGCGTATGAGACCTTCTGAACTGAGGCTCGGATGCCTTCCCAGCCTGTTTGCGCGATCCTCACCGCTGTTGCTGCTTGGGCGCGGGTAGCCTTTACACCCAACTCGTCAGCAGCAAACTCTGCGGCTTCTTGAAAAGCTCGCTTCCAACAGCAACTGAACTCGTATGAAGTTAAAGCGGCTTCTGCCATTTGCTGAATTTCCCACTGCGATAGATATTCTGTTTTCATCTACTTCTCCCTTGGGCGGCTTATGCCGCCTCGTTTTTTTTGAAATTGTCAGCTAAATCTTTGATCGCGTTGCTTCTTATTTGCTTGTAGTATTGCTTCAGTTCTTCGCATCGCATGATCATAGATTTCATTTGAAATGCTTGAACGCCTACTTCTTTTGCCATTCTATCGATCAAAGCGTTTTCAATTGTTTCTAAAATTTGCTGTTCCATCTTAATGCTCCGTTTGCGTTGTTGATGTCCTTTATTATACTGATCCCGTGTCGATGTGCAACAATGTATACACAAATAAATCGAAATAAATGAACTTTTTTTTACTGCCCAGTTGTCATAGACTGTAGGTCTGAGATAAACCCAGCCCCAGCGACTGGCTCAGCAGACGTTTACGAAGACTCTGGGGCGAATCCTTTCGTAAAGAGGTAATAACTAATGTCACAAACAACATTCTCTGGCCCAGTACGCTCGCTTGGTGGCTTCATCACCGCAGGCGTAAACAGCAGCATCAGCTTATCAGCAGACACCACGCTTACCGTGGCGGCTCACGCTGGCAAGATTATTTTGCTCAACGACGCAGACGGTAAGTTCACCTTGCCATCTATCGACTCCAGCACTCCCGCTGACCCAACGTCTCCAAACCAAGGCAACAACATTGGCGCGTCTTTCTTTTTCTACATTGAAACCGCAGCCACTGACTTGGACATCCTTACCGATGGCACTGACAAGTTTAAAGGTGCAGCGATAGTTGCTGTCGATGACGGCGCGAAAAAAGCTTTCTTCCCTGCTGCCGCAAATGACGTAATGACTTTCAACGGCTCAACCAAAGGCGGTTTGGTCGGCAGCGTCATTCAGGTAACAGCAATTGATACAGCCAGCTACCTTGTACATAACACCTTGCTGCTTGGTTCAGGAACGATTGTTACGCCTTTCGCTGACGCTTAATCCACAGAATAGGAGATAGGCAATGGCAGATGCAGTAACTAGCCAAACCATTCAGGATGGAGAGCGTAAGGCTGTCCTTAAATTCACTAACATTAGTGACGGAACCGGAGAGGCAAATGTAGTCAAGGTTGATGTTTCAGCCTTGACCACTAACTCTGCGGGTAAGGCTTGCACCAAAGTTACAGTTGCCAAGATATGGTGGCAGTGTGTTGGGATGGGGGTCGAGCTGTTGTGTGATGCAACGGCAAATACCCTAATCATCGGCTTGTCACCAGATAGCAATGGCTTCCACGATTACTCTGACTTTACCGGCATTCCTAATAATGCTGGCAGTGGTGTGACTGGGGACATTCTATTCACGACAATTGGCGCAAGCAGTGCAGATACTTATACTGTCATTTTAGAAGTCATAAAAGAGTATGCTTGATGGCTACCACCTCTGACGTAGAACGGTTAAAGAGCGGACGGCTGCGGTATCGCGGCCAGACGTTCCCCGGCTATAACAAGCAGGTTCGCACTTCTGGAGAGAGCAAAAAGTTCAAGGTTCTAGCCAAGAAGGGCGATCAGGTGAAGGTGGTTCGCTACGGCGACAGCAACATGGAAATCAAGCGAGATAACCCAGAGCGCCGACGCAATTTTCGGGCAAGACACAATTGCGATGCGGTTCAAAAGAAAAAAGACGTTTTCACGGCTTCTTACTGGTCGTGTAAAAATTGGTGACCTAATATGAGCTTTGCAGCACCTATAGAGTTTTACGAGCGGCAGGAAAAAATAAAAGCCAGCCCCCTTTATCCGCAAATTCAGTACATGAATTTGCAACTAAACCAGATGCAAGAGGGCACCCCTCAGTATGAGGCGCTCAAGGCAAAACTCTTTGCCATGCAAGATCAAGCGGCTGGTGGAATGGCTCCGCAGCAGCAAATGCCACAAATTCCCGGCAGGTCTGGCGGTATTGAGGGTTTGGCAGAAATGCTGCAAAGGCTGCAAGGCGGACAAAGAAGCCCCGGGCAGTACCCAGATACTTACCCGGTGCCTAGCACGGACGACATGATCATTGAATTCCCAGTGCCAGATAGCCGACCTTCGCCGCCTATTGGCTTTCCCGGATTTCCAGAGAAACTTCCAAAGAAAACCTTCCCTGACTACATAAAGACAGGACAGGGCAGAAGGTTGCCGCCAAGCCCTCCTATCTTAGATGATATTTTTGGCCCAGAGGGTCGAATACCTCCCCGCGATGATCGCATCCCAATGATGCGAACCAACGACTTTCAAGACCGAAATAGAAACGGCGTTGACGATAGGGACGAAAGAGGTGGGCGAGGCAAATTCAGAAGGATTCCAAGCCGCAGGATAAAAGATTCTTACCGACGAAGGGGCGGTTTAGCAGGTCGGATTGCAGAGCTTGCTGAGCAGATGCGAGGCCGAGAAGAGATGCCTAGACCCCGTGGAGGGATGTTTGGAGACCTCATGCGCCGAATACAGTCGGAACGAGATCAGCCGCGCATGGAGGCTCTCATGCAAAACATGCAAGCGCCGCCTCCTGAGCAATACTTTGCGGAAAGAAATCGACGAATGAGACAAGCGCCTGACATGGAGCAAATCAGAAGGCAGTTAATTCAGAACATTAACTTTCGGGATCTTGGCATCTAATGGCTATCTCTGACGATTTACAAGCAGCCCAAGACGAATACGGTAGCTCAGCATCCCCCTATGCAAGTCTGAGTGAGTATTTGATGCAGCGCCCTGCTTACGACAGGGGCGCTAGGGCTGCGCCAGCGGCTCCGACGATGAGAACGCTTGACGCTATTACTCCTGACACTGACCAGTTGCTGGCTGAGCAGTATGAAAAGATTATGGCTGAGCAGAGAGAGGCTCAAGAGGCATCTGCGGCGGCTCGTCAGACGGAAATTGACAGCCTAAGAGACCTGTTGAGAGAAGAGCTTGCCACGTCAGAGCAGGCGGCTCTGGGCGAGAGGTCTGAGCTTTCCAAGTCTCTTGAGGCGCAAATAGAAGATATGCGTCGTGGCGTTGACGCAGAAACCATGGATCTTCGCCAAGCTGGACTCGACGAGAGGGCTGCGCTTGCTCGTCAGATTGAAGAAGGCGACAAGTTGGTTAGAGAGGCGCAGGTTCAGGCCATTGGCGACTTGGAAGACCGGCAAGGTTCTTTGGTTGGCGATCTTAAAGAAAGAATAGGCTCTTTATCTTCTGATCTTTCTAGCATCAATAGCGTGATTGATCAGAATTATTCTGAATTGCTTAACATTCAAGAAACCTCGTCAGGTGCTACTCAAGAGCAAATATCCGGCATAAACCAAGAGCTGGAATCATTAAGCGGTACTCAGTCGGAAATTGACACGCTAAACCAGCAGCTTGAAACCTTGTATGAAGATGTAGAAGCTGGAAATGTTGATCAATCTGAATTGTTGCGTGGAGAGGTTTCCGACCTAATTGCTGGTTTAGAAGGCAAGATAAGCGGCATTCAAGACAACCTTGGTGCCCTGCCAATCGACCAGATTCAGGCAGAGCTTGCCACAGTCAACGATCAGACTGCTGCTTTTCAACAAGCAATTGATATTGCTGGTACAGAAAGAACTGACCTCGCCGCAAGAATAGAGGCGTTGCAGGCCGCTGGATTGACCCAAGATGACCTGTCTGGCTTGTCTGAGTCGATTGCAAGCCAAAGGCAGACGGACATCACTTCAGCTCTAGACCCTGTACAACAGCAGATTGAGGCGCTTCGCGGCCAGATACCCGGAGAGGTTGACACCGAGGCATTACGCAAACAAATTACCGAAGACATCATGGCTCAAATGGCTAATCAAGCGCCTCCCGCTGGAGGGGGCACTGGCGACACCGACACAGATGTAGATGTTGGCGACGTTGTTGTTGAACCCAGCCCCGGGTTTAGCGGAACACCTTATGAAAACTTTATGGGCGGTTTCATTCCCGGCGCAGGGCAATCCTATGACGCAGGCGTAAACTACGGGCCGTCAGCGTCCGAAGCGGCTGGCTTTAACCCTGCCGGCGGAGGCTCAATGGGCAGAGGCAATCAAAGCATTGTAGATAATTCTGGTTATCTTGACTTTTATAATCAACAAACTTTAAATCCAGTTTCGCCCGTAAAAACAGGCAACATGCCCGGCGGCGGAGTTGGTTCAGGGTATGTGAAGACTGGCGCTCCAATTGCCTACAATCAAGGGCCGTTTCAGGCTCAGAAATTTAACACCAACCTTTTTAATAAAGGAAGTTTTGGAATGTAACTATGGCTTCTTCTGCCCCTAAAAATGTAGCCAATCCTAGTCTTTACGCCAAAGCTAAGGCTAAGGCCAAGGCTAAGTTTGATGTTTACCCGAGCGCATATGCAAACGGCTGGATGGTTCAGGAGTACAAGCGGATGGGTGGAAAATACAAAGGCGCTACTGGCGGCGACGTGAGCTTAGATCCGAAGAAAAGCGATCTTGATAATGACGGCAAGCTAAGCCGTTACGAGCGTAAGCGCGGCACCGCTATCGCCAAGAGTATGGCAAAGAAAATGAACATGGGCGGAACGGTGATGGTTCAGGGTCGTGGCTGTGGCGCTATCATGCCAAAAAAGCAAAAGAAGACGCGAGTGCCCCGTGGCTAGAACTGGGCTAAAGAAATGGTTTAGCGAAGATTGGGTAGATATTGGCGCTCCAAAAAAAGACGGTAAATACCAACAATGTGGCCGAAAAAGCGCATCAAAAAAAAGTGGCAGGTCATACCCAAAGTGCGTTCCAGCGGCAAAAGCGGCAGGCATGACGGAAAGTCAGAAGAAAAGCGCAGTGGCGCGAAAAAGATCTAAGAGACAAGGTGTTGGCGGAAAGCCTACAATGGTCAAAACATTTGCCGCTCGCGGCGGATCAATTAACAAGAAACCCGGTAATTCCGGTTTATTTGGGAGGCGATAATGAAGATGAAGGCAAAAGGGTACAGTCTTGGTGGTGCTCCGAAAACACGCGCACAGCGTCGATCTACGTTGAGCCGAGCGCAAAGAAATTTGCTCGACTCAGTGCAAGGCGCAGAGGGAACCAAGCAACCTACTAGCGTTATTCAAGACCTGTCTGATCAGTACGGCTACAAGCCCGGAAAGAGAGCGGGTGCTAGAGGCCGAGGCCGGAATAAGGCAACCCCTCCCGGGATGAATATGGGCGGAGCTGCAATGAAGACCAAGGGTTACGCTAAAGGCGGTGCCGCAATGAAGACCAAAGGCGCAGCGAAAGGTGGAATCAAAAAACCATCTTCCAAAAAGACGGGATTATTTGGTCGTAGATAGTGGCCTACCTTCAGAGCAATATCCCTCACTTTAAGTGCTGGGTGCGGAAGGAGTACACGCATAACCATGAGAAGTATCATGGTGAGTTCATCCACGCGATGGCGATTGCTGTAACGACCATGCCAACTCGATGCTTGTCGTTTCAGGTAATCTTTACAGGGGCCGAAACATACGACGATGACAGCGAGCAAAACGTACATGGAGGAGCAATGTGGGCGAGGATGCCGATCACGGCTTTGGTCGCTGACACGCCACTTGACGATTGGCCTGAAGCAATGCCTGTCTGGGCTTGTCAACCTTGGGATTGCAGTTCTTATAATCACGCTACTTACGTGCTTGACCGCTGCACACCTTGCCCTTGGCTTGCTAAGATCGATGGCGAATTTTATCCAGCAAAGTATTATTTTACAGTGGATTATGCAGAAAATGAGATAGCGGATGATCCAGCTCAACACAAGCAAAGCCATATTTTAGAGTTGCTTGATGCTGGTGAGTGGACGGGCAACATCGTTGCTTTACCCAATAACAGAGTACGGGTGACGCACCCTGCTTGGTTTGAGGCTGGGGATGGTGCCCCAGACTTTAAGCCTAGTCAGCATATCCACTACTCGAAAAGTGATTTAGACTATACTCTTGACGTAAATCAGGTTTTTAACAACCTATACGCGGGTGACGAAGATGGCGGTAAGCGGAAGTAAAGATTTTGAATTAGACGTAGCAGACTATGTCGAAGAAGCGTTTGAGCGTTGTGGCTTGGAGCTTCGCACGGGCTATGATTTGAAAACCGCAAACAGGTCTTTGAACCTGATGCTTGCAGAGTGGGCCAACCGTGGCTTGAACCAGTGGACGATCAATCAAAAAACTTTGGCCATGGTCAAAGACACCACCTCCTACACCATTGACGCAGTCACCCCAACCGCGACTATCGATGTCCTTGATGTCTTTATTCGGGAAACGATCGGAGGCGTATCAACAGACGTGCCGATGACCCGCATGTCTCGGTCTGAATACGCCAATATGTCGGTCAAATCCAGCACGGGCAAGCCTAACCAGTATTTTGTGGACAAGCAGATTAGCCCGACCATCACGGTTTGGCCTGCACCTGACCAGAACTCTAAGTACGACATTTACCTTAACGTCTTGAGCCGTATGGATGATGCCGATGCTGGAGCGAATACACTGCAAATACCTTTTCGGTTTTATCCGTGCCTAGCCGCAGGTTTGGCTTACTACTTGGCCATGAAGCGAGCGCCTGACAAGGTACAGATGCTCAAAGCGTTGTACGAAGAAGAATTTCAGCGAGCACTGTCGCAAGACGAAGACAGAGCGTCATTTAGGGTAGCCCCTGATTTACGTGGCTACACGATAGCATAATGGCTTATGCGTCGAACAAGAGGGCATACGGAATCTGTGACATATCAGGATTTCGTTATCGCCTAAAAGATATGAAGATGACTTGGGATGGCCTTTTAGTTGGGCCAGACCAATGGTCACCAAAACACCCGCAGCTTATGCCCAAGCCTGCGCCCTTTGACCCGCAGGCATTGCAGATCACAAGGCCAGACCAAGCTGCTGATGGGAACGATAACAATTTTTTCACCGTCTACACCAATGTGGGAGATGGAATTTTGGGCACAACTTTGCAAACTTTTGGAATAACCTGTAGTGTTGGTACTGTGGAGGTAACTACGTCATGAGCTTCACTTTAGCAACGCTTAAATCGACCGTGCAGGATTACTTGCAGGTTAATGAAACCACGTTCAACAACAACCTGAACACGTTTATTCAGGAGTCTGAAAGCCGAATCTTCAAGATGGTTCAGCTCCCAGAGCAAAGAAAAAACGTGCAGGGTACGTTGACTGCGAGCAATCGGTTCTTGGCTACGCCGAGCGATTATTACGCACCGTTTTCGTTAGCGGTCATTGACGGCAATAACAAGTACCATTATCTGGATTTCAAGCACCCATCATTCATCAAGGAATACAGCCCGATCACGACGACAACTGGTCGGCCAAAGTATTACTCTCTGTTTGATGAGGCAGCATTTGAGCTGTCGCCTGTGCCAGATTCTGGTTACACGGCAGAGCTGCACTACCTGTACAAACCAGCGTCTTTGACGGCTGGCAGTGATTCAGGTACGACACTTCTGTCTACGGATCACCCTGATCCATTACTGTACGGCACCTTGGTTGAGGCTGCTGTGTTTCTCAAGGAAGCTCCTGACGTAATAGCCAACTTCGAGGCTCGTTTCAAGGAAGGCATATCTAGGATGAAGAATCTTAGCGAAGGCCGTGGAACCCGAGACGAGTACAGGTATGACTTATTACGAACAGGGGTGACCTAATTGGAACCAATAAAAGAGTTAGAAGGTAAAAAGGTAGCGATTATAGGCTTGGGCGCAAGCCAGATCGATTACGTTATAGGAAAAGAAAACAGCGTCGAGTGGGACGAGGTCTGGGTCATTAACTCTGCCCTATCCGTCTTTGAGTGCGATAGGGTCTTTATGCTTGACCCGGCAAGCCGTTTTCTTGACACCGAAGATGCGGGAAACCAAACGGAGGTTATGAGAAAACTACTGCCGAAGTTTGAAAAGCCGATTTATACGTGCGAGCTAGATGACCGAGTACCGGCGTTGGTTGAGTACCCTCTAGAAGAGGTCATCAAGGATCAGCGTTGCGCTTACATGAACACAACGGTTGCTTACTCGCTGGCTTTTGCGGCGTATAACAAGGTCGGTTCTGTTGACCTGTTTGGGATGGATTTTAGCTATAAGAATAACTTGCACTTTGCTGAAGCTGGCAGGGCATGTTTAGAGTTCTGGATATGCAAGATGATTGCCATTGGCATAAAGGTTGGGGTTAGCCCAAGGTCGTCGTTGCTAGACCAGAACGTGCCCCTTCAAGAGAGGCTTTATGGATACCACCGACTGGCTAATCCAAAGGTGGCAATGCCAAACCCAGAGGGTGAGTGGGTTGTTTGTGATCGGTCTGAGTTGGCTCAGATGGTCAAGAAGCACAATCTAGAGACGGTGGAGTTGCCGTCATCACCAGAACCGTACAAGGGGTAGTCATATGTCGCAGGGAGATTTTCAGTTAGGACAGGTAATGGTTTCTACCACCGACAATCGCGGCCATGACGTGGATTTTTGGGCAAAAGAAACAACGAAAAAGATACTAGGTATTTCGGAAGAGGCAGCGCCTCACATTCGTTTGCAGGCGGAGGCTTTCCGAGATCAAGTTTATACCTTAATATGGATGGGTATGAAAAACGCTGTAGCTTCTGACCGTGTAACAATTAGAGGCTTATTAGCATCTCAAGGGCATGAAGACATGGCAAAAATAATCAAGGAGCTTTGACATGGCAATCACCAGTGCGATTCCTACCAGCTTTAAGCAAGAGTTGCTAGTAGGTACACATAACTTTACAGCCTCTACCGGAGACGCATTTAAGCTTGCGCTTTACACGTCTAGCGCGACTTTAGGCGCTGCGACTACGGCTTTTACCACAACCGGCCAAGCTAGTGGCACAAACTATACGTCGGGCGGTGGAACCATAACATCGGTTACCCCAACCACTAGCGGGACGGTCGCCCTGTGTGATTTTGCCGACAAAACTTTTGGTACGGCAACAATCACGGCGAGGGGCTGTATGATCTACAATGACACCCAGTCGGACAAGGCTTGCGCGGTAATCGACTTCGGTGGCGACAAGACCAGCACTGCTGGCGACTTCACCATCGTCTTCCCTAGCCCAACGGCTACCGGCGCGATCATACGGTTGGCGTAATGGCTCATGCCGCTACAGACACTAGATTTTCAACCCGGCATCGACAAGGAAGGTACTGATTATTCAGCAAAAGGCGGCTGGGTAGATGGTAACCTCGTTCGGTTTAGAAAGGGCCGAGTCGAGAAGGTTGGTGGCTGGCTAAAGCTGGGCACCAACTATTACCTCGGCGTGGGTCGGGCGCTGCACTCTTGGATTAGTCTTGGGGGTGTGCGCTACCTCGGTGTTGGTTCTACGTGGAAGTATTATATCGAAGAAGGCAACAGCTACTACGATATAACCCCTATCAGAGCGACAACATCTGCTGGCGATGTTACCTTTGCTGCAACCAACGGCTCATCCACAATCACGGTGACCGACACCGCTCACGGCGCGGTTAACAATGACTTTGTTACCTTTAGCGGCGCAGCATCTCTAGGCGGCAATGTTACTGCAACGGTTCTGAACCAAGAGTATCAGATATCTCTGGTTACCAGCCCTAACACCTACGAGATCACTGCTAAGGATACCTCTGGCGCAACAGTTACCGCAAACGCATCCGATAGCGGCAACGGCGGCGCTAGCGTGGTTGGCGCTTATCAAATTAACGTAGGCCTAGATACTTTCGTAAAGTCGTCAGGCTGGGGCGTTGGTACTTGGGGCGCAGGCGGATTTGGCTCTGCGTCATCAATCAGTTCAGTAAACCAGCTTAGGCTGTGGACGCACGACAATTACGGCGAGAACCTGATCATCAATCCTCGCGGCGCTGGGATCTACCGATGGGTTGAGAACAGCGGAACCAGTATCAGGGCGCAAGAGCTTTCTCAGGTTAGCGGTGCCAACTTGGTGCCTACCGTCGCCTTGCAGGTAATTACCTCAGAAACCGACCGTCATTTGGTGGTTCTGGGCGCAGACCCAATATCAGGTATCAGCAGGACTGGCGTGATTGATCCGATGTTGGTGGCATTTTCCGATCAAGAGAATGACTTGGACTTTGAGCCAACAGCAACCAACACGGCAGGATCTCTACGATTATCCTCTGGCTCTTTCATCGTTGGCGGCATCAAGTCTCGCCAAGAGATCTTGATCTTTACTGACACCAGCTTGTACAGCATGAATTTCATTGGGCCACCACTGACCTTTGCTATTAATTTAATTAATGAAGGTTCTGGCCTGCTCTCACCGAAGTCTGCCGTCAATGCGCCAAACGGCGTATTTTATGCCAGCAAGACGGGCTTTTACTTCTACAGCGGCTCAGTCAAGAGACTGCCATGCACCGTGCAAGAGTATGTCTTTGAGGATCTAGATCTAGACCAAGCGTTCAAGTGCCATATGGGTGTGAATACCGAGTTTAGCGAGGTCTGGTTCTTCTATCCAAGCCTACAGGACGGCACTGGCGAGATTAGTCGTTACGTGATTTACAACTACGAGGAGAATCATTGGTCAATTGGTTCTCTGACCCGTTATGCATGGCTTGACGCAGGCATCGAGGATTTGCCCTATGCCACGGCAACCAGCAGCTCTCAGCAGTGTGTCTTTGAGCATGAGACTGGCTTTGATGACAACCAAGACGCAATGACTGATGTCTACATTGAGAGCGCGGACTTGGATATCTCTTCTGGCGATTCGTTTACCTTTGTCAAGAATATCATCCCAGATATGAAGTTTGTCACTCAGAGCGGCGTAAGCGTGAACCCTGCAATGAATATCGTGCTGAAGAGCCGAGACTATCCCGGGCAGAGCCTGACAACGGACTCAACCAGTCAGGTTACCCCGACAAGCACCTTCAGCAATGTAAGAACCCGGGCGCGACAGGTAGCGTTTCGGTTTGAAAGTGATGATGATAATAATGCTGCCGACCAAAAAGGCTACAAATGGCGGCTTGGATCGACAAGAATTGATATGCAACCGAGCGGCAGACGTGCATGAGCAGGCTGCTTGAGACAAGATTACCCTTCTCTTTGGGGGAATCTGTCAGCTCAGAAACTTTTAATCGCTTGGTTCGCATTCTAGAATTGAACCTTGGGGCGGTGGATTTTACGATCTCGCCTCATTTTAACGCTGACGAGATTAGCGAGCTTCAATTTGCAACGGGTAGTATAATCTTCAATACTACTAACCAAATACACCAAGCGTTTGACGGTAATAGTTTTAGAGACCTCTATAGCCATCAAACCTACCCTTCAGGCCAAGCGATTACGGCTTCAGTTGGGAATGTAACAGTGAGTACACCCTAATGGATGAAATGCTACAAAACCGTATTAAAGGCCTTCTAGGCGGCGCGGACATGCCAAACTTGGTGACGACAGGCATGCCCTCTGATTCTGAGTTATCAGAGTATTCCTCGGTTTCGGTTCTGCCTGAGTCGCAAAGCGGAGATATGGTCGAGGGTAAGGATTACCTGAACATTGGCGGTCAGTTCTTTTGGCCTTGGGAGCTGGAAAGCGCCCTGCCAAACGGCTTTAGTGACACTAGGGCCATCTCAAGGTTTCTTGAGTCCCTGCCAGAAAAACCTGCCATCAAAGAATTGCAACGGCTGAAGGGTATCGTTGGGCAGGGCGACATGGTTTCTGATGATGAATATCGCAAGAATAAATCAAAAAAGCTCCGCGATGCATTTAACAAAAAACAAATGCGTAGGACTGCTGATCTCGCCATGGGCGGCATGGGTAGAGGCGCAATCTCAGATGCCGATATGAAAGAGTTTCGCGGCATGGCTGAGGGCGGAGAAGTCGATCAAGGAGAAATGATGATGGAGTCATCACCAAACGCTGATCTAGAGCAGACAATAATGATGCTCATGCAAGAGCAACAGATGACCGATGACCCAGACGAGCAAAAATCTTTGCAGGCTGCGGGTGAAAACTTACAAGCCGCAGCGCAAGCCCCAATGGCAGAGCAGGCGGCAATGCTTGCAGCAGAAGGCCGTAACGGCGACACAAGGCTTGCCCACCTTCGGGTTGGCGAGGTGGTTCTACCCCCAGAAGCGTTCGAGGACGAGCAGTTCGAGAGCATGGTTGGTGCCAAGTTTAAAGAGCTAGACCTAGACCCAGAGCAGTACGTTGTAGGCGGCGGGATCGCAAGCTTAAACCCAATTACTGGCCTAGAAGAGTTCGGCTGGTTCAAGAAGACGTTTAAGAGTCTGAAGAAGGTTGTTAAGAAGGTTGCGCCAATTGCAATGTTTATCCCCGGAATCGGCACCGCGCTCGGCGCTGCACTCGGCGGTATCGGCGGCTTAGCTGGCGCAGGCATGGCTAAGATTGGATTGGGAGGCCTAGCAAGCACGATCGGTGGCGGTCTTAGCACCGCTTTAGGCGGACTCGGGTCTTTAGGAATACCGGGAATCTCTCCGATAGCTGGCGGCGCTGTTGCTGGCGGATCAGGGTCTGTACTTTCCACAATCGGTGGCGCTCTAAGAAACCCGCTTGCTGGCGGAGTGTTTGGCGGAGCTGGTTCGACTTATGGTGGCCTTGATCCAAGCGTGGCGGGAAACCAAGATTTCTTTAGAAGGACTTTGGATAAGTTCGTGAGTGCAGCGCCCAAAAACACTGCGGAATCCATTCAAAAAATGTTAGACGAGGGCGTGTCTCCAGAAGATATTGCAAAGCAGCTTGAAACCCAGCAGCCGGGGATTCTTCAGCAGTTTATGAGCGGCGTAGGCGGCATGCTAGGCATGGGCGCTGGCGGCGGCGGAATCGGAAGCCTGTTACCTCTACTCGCGGCGGGTGGCCTTGGCAAGCTGGCTTATGATGAAGCCAAAAACATGAGGGGCGTACCGTTAACCCCGCTTACTCAGGAGGGTTCTACAGGTCGTTACAACATTGAAGCCGAGATTGCTCGGCGCTCAGGTCAACCTGCCCCTAACCCTGTCGAGTTTGGTTTACTCCCAGCAGGCACTTTACCCCCGCTTAGCGGCGGCAGGGCAACCCCTGAGACCGTTGCGGCAGATCCCGTAGGTGTTGCAGACCCTGCGATGGAAGAAGTTCCCGTCGCAGCCAGATACGGCGGCGCGATCATGTCAGCTAGAAATGGTGGGTACGTTATGCCCATGGCTTACAAGAAGGGCGGCAACGTGTCTACCGAAGACTTTGAGCGCATGAATGGCGGCATCAACGGCGAGGGCACAGAAACCAGCGATGATGTCCCAGCCATGCTGTCAGACGGCGAGTTTGTCATGACAGGCCAAGCGGTCAGGGGTGCTGGCGCTTTTGACTTAGCACAAGGGGATGGCGGGATCATTACGCTGACACCAAACGGCAGTGAAAGCCGTGACGGTGGCACAGCACTTATGTACGAAATGATGGACTTGTTTGCCGAGTTTGCAGATAAGCCCAAGTCAAAGAGGGGGAAGGCAGCATGAGCATATTAACCCCAGCTCAGCTTGCTCGCGTTAGGCGGTTTGAAGAAGGCGGATCAACTGGCGATACAACGACGACCCAGCCTTACGTCTCTGGCGTAACCAAGACCGAGACCCGAATAGATCCGATAACCCAACAGCTATTGTTTGGCTTAGACGGTCAGGGCGGCTTTATCCCGGGAGCGTTCCGTGCGGCAGAGCGCACCTTCTTCGATGAAGAGGGGCGACCGATTGTCATACCGCAAGAGATTGCAGGCTTCAGCCCAGACCAGATCAGGGCTATGGAAATGGCCAGAGCCAATGTTGGCGTACAACAGCCATTCATCGACGAGGCGATGCGGAGAGGCCAACAAGGTATCGGTTCTATTGAGCGAGGCTTGGCGGATCAAGCCGTAGCCTCTCAGCAGGCTCTACAGGCCCAGCAGGAAGGCGCTAGGTTCGCACTCGACCAAAGAGATCGAGGCTTGATGGAGTCTCTCAGAGGCACTCAGGAGGGCCGTGGACGGGCCATTGCCGCAGAAGAGCGTCTGCGTGGAGACATAAGCGACCTATCCCGCCGTGGTATAAGAGATACACAAAGATTTGGCATGGACTTGGCCAGTGCTCGACAGCAGGGCAGAAGGTCATATGACGAGTTCGGGCGCGATATCACGGATACTTTAGGCATGGGTATGTCAGAGGCCCAAAGGTATCGTAGCGGACTTGGTGAGTCTCAAGAGCTGCTTCGTGGCACTGCTGACAAAGAGTTTGACGTTGCATCAGCAACAGCCAAGTACCAAGACCCTTATGAGGATCAAGTCGTTCAGCAGATGATCGAAGATGCTAGAGAGGGCTTGGCCAAGCAGGATACGGCTCAGCTTGCTAGAGATATTCAAACCGGCGGACAGTCGGCCTTCGGCTCTAGGGCAAGGCTAACCGGCCAAGAGAGAGCCGAGGCAATGGGCAGGGGCTTGGGCAAGGCGATCGGTTCTTTGCGCTCACAAGGCTTTCAGCAGGCTCAGCAGACGGCAATCGGCGAGGACGAAAGGCAAAAGCAGGCAGCTAGAGCGGCTTCTTCTGGTCTTGCAAGCTTGCAGGGTCAATCTTATGGCGCAGGTAGAGACGTTACAGGCCAGATGGCTCAGGCGGCTGGGCAGAAGCTCAGCGCAGGCCAAGGCTATGGAAATCTACTCCAGCAAACCGCTCAGGCTCAGTTGGGCGCTCAGCAGCAACTAGGCGGTCAGTTAGGCCAGATGGCGCAGCAACGATACGCGGCTGGCACTGGCTTAGGTCAGACATTGTCTGGCTACGGTCAGCAGAGCGCGGCAGCAAGACAGGCGGCAGGGCAGACAGGAATGAACGTAGCAGGCACTCTCGCTGGCCAGTACGGCCAAATCGGAGCGCAGCAAGCGGCTGGAGGTCAGGCACTTGGTCAGGCTCAGACGGGCTATGGCGGCTTCCTAAGTGGCCTTGGCAGTCAGGCTCAGCAGGCAGGCGCTCAGGATGTCGCTGCAATGCAGGGCATCGGAAGCATGGCCCAGCAGAACAGGCAGGCACAGCTTGACGCGCAACGCGCTGGATTATTGCAAGCACAGCAGGCACCTCTGGCTCAGTACCAAGCCCTGATGCCATTTGTGAGCATGGCTCCATCAGGTCAGACGCAGTTTCAAACTAACTTTGGGCCTCCCCCGTCTGCTTTACAGGCAGGTGTTGGGACGGGGCTTGCAACGGTAGGTGCGCTAGGCAATTACTACAACCCGTCTAGCCAGCTTTCTGGGAGTCGGTAAATGGCCATATCAAGAGCGCAGTTAGAACAGCAGATCCAACGGCTTGCTGACGGCGGGACGGCTGATCCTTTGAAGACCCCCGAAGTGGTTTCAGAGACCGAAGTTTTGGAGGTTGAGCCAGAAGCTCCAGAAACAACCGTTGATCCGATGCAGGCGCAAATTAACGCTATGCTGGCGGCTATGAGGCCAAAAACCCCGGAGCCTTTTGATTTTGACAAGAGTTACAAAAAGTACGCTGAGCGGTTGAAGCCGTATTTTTCTCAGTCAACGCGCCCAACTTTTTATGACTTGGCCTCCGATATAGGCGCAGCAATGCTTTCTGCTGACCCAACGGCTGGCGCGTTCCGCAGTGCGGGAGTTGGCTTTTCTAACTTCAACGATCGGCTTCGGAAGTCTAAAGAAAGCAGGATCGCGCTTGATCGACAGGTCGGCTTGCAGGCAATGCAGATGGCTATGGCTGACGAGAAGTCTGCAAAAGATTATCTGAACAAGATCGAGCTTGAAAGAATAAAGCTTGCTAACAAACCGTATGATCCAATAATTTACGAAGTGCCTACAGAAGACGGCGGGGTAAAAACTGTAGAAGTGAACCCAAGTAATCAATTTGAAGTTGCAGCTATCAGGATGATCCCGGGCGCTAAGCAAATCAAGCTCCCGACGTCTACCGTTAGTGTTGATAGCAGGGTCATGCCTCCTTCGACTAGAGAGAAAAAAGCCGGAGAGGCTTTAATCGAGTTAGAAGAGACATGGATTAAAGATGCCTCGACTGCTGTTTCTCAGAACCAGTTAACGAATCAATTCATGTTGCAACTCGCTAGACTTGGCCCAGAAGGTTGGGGGCGGATAGCGACTGGCACCCTACCTGCTAGGCAGGTTTTGAGCGAGCTTGGTGTTAGGGCGGACGAAAATCTCGATGATCAACAGCTCGCGCTGACCTTGGGCACCAGAATAGCAATGGGATTAATTGGCGAAACCAAAGGCGCGATCACAGAAATGGAGATGAGACTGTTTCTTGCCGCGTCCCCAACGCTTTCTTCCACCTACAACGGCGCAATGAAGCAGGCGGCTTTTTTGCAAAGGATCGCCAATTTAAACATAAAGAAGGCTGAGGATTACAATAAGGCCGTTGCAGAAGGGCTTTTGAAGGATGCGGAAACTGATTCTGATAAACTTCGGCTGGCCCAAGGGTGGGAGCTTTCTTGGCGGCAAAAGCCTGAGAACCAATTCTTAACGGCGGAAGAAAGGTCTGAATTGCAGGCTTTGGCATCACAAGAGCCTGAAGCCGCGAAAGCCTTTAGGGAGAGTTTCTTTGCTGATATGAAAACTTCGCCCTCGGTAAATACTGACTTATCTAGTATTACTATTCAAAAAGTTCCGAAGTCGGGGGAATAAATGCCTGTAAAGATTAATTACAACAATGACGGGATTTTTTACGAAGTTGAAGACGACGTTACGGAAGAGGATTTAGCAAACACCCCTGAATTTGTTGAGTTACACAGAAGCAACATGCTGGCTCAAACGTCTCAGCTCGTTGCACCTTCCCCTAGAGAGCAGGCTCTTTTAGAGCGAGAAAAAAACAAATCTGGTGTCGGGATGGCGTTGCTTCAGGGCATGTCAAACGATCAAGGTTACCAGACAGCTTGGCTTGCTCAGCAGCGATTCCCAGAGCTAGTTGAGAGGGGCATAGACCCAGTTGACTTTTACTTCTTAGATGAAGACGAAGATATTGCCTACATAGATCCATACACCAACAAGCCAGTAAAGGAATTTCGGGATAGCCTTCTGGTTGACTCAGCCAGATGGGCAGGGCCGACAGCACAATTTTTAGCTGAACTTGGTGGTGGTACGTTAGGTTTGGTTGGTGGCGCATTTTTAGGTGCGGCGACAACTGGGAACCCTGTTGGCGCTGTCGCAGGCGCTATGGGAGGCGGAAGCTCGGGCACCGCAGCCGCTGGCGGCACGGCTTACGCAGGCAGGGCGGGGATATCTGCCATGTTTGACGGGCCTCCCTTGAAAGTCTCTCAGCTAAAAGATGACCTGATGGTAAGCGCGGCTTTTGGCGCGTTACCGTTCGGAACCAAGGCAGCTCAGCTTGCTGGTAATGCGTTTAGAACCACGTCAAAGAAGTTTCCCGGCGGGGATGGCCGTACTGCCTTGCAGACTATTTTGACAGACGGTGGCAATACCGTTGATGAAAAGATTGCGTTTGCAAAAGAAAAGTTCAACGTAGACCTTACAAGAGCAGAGGCTCAAGGGATCATGTCAAATGCTGGGCAGATTCAGCGTTACCTACAGATGCAGCCCGGGTCACAAAAGCTTTGGGACTTTTACCACAACCGACAATTACAGGTTGAGGAGGCCGCTGATGTTTTCTTCGATGAGATACTTCGGGGTAAATACCTGCAAGAACTGAAACAAGCCCGGCTTTCGGGTAGGACGGCTTTAGACCCAGAGTCAGATCTAGCTAAGGCTGCTGACGAGGTGTTGAAGAAGCTTGCGGCTAAGCGTCAGGAAAGAGCAGGGGTGGTGTACAAGAACGCTTTTGATCTAGACATACCCATTGATGTTTCTGACATTGTGACAAAGCTTGAGGCTGAGTTGGGAGACGCAAATCTTCGGGGTGAGGCTCGGCGCGTTAAGCAGGCGATGGTTGATGCGCTTACCGACTTTACTGGCTTCTCCCCCAATCGAGTACCTATCAAGGGCGCTAATCGAGCCGAGATCGGGCTTAAAGATAACACTGAGATGCTACATAACGCCCTAACCAACGATTTCAGGCCGCTCATCGAGGGTCTTACTAAAGATGGGCAGAAAGGATTAAAGCGAGAGGTTAGCCAGATCAGGGCGCAGGTTTCTGAGCGATTAAAGGTTGCTAACCCAGAATATGCCAGAGCTGCTGCAATCTACGACCCCTCAAAGGGTCACCTTCAGGCTTTAGAGCGTGGCGTTGTTAGGAGTTTTGCAGAGGCGGCTGAGTTAGGCGGAGAAGCTGCGGCAAGGATAACTAAGCGGTTGTTTAACGGTACGGCTAAGCCTAAAGATATTAGAGATCTTAGACGACTTATCCAGACCCAAGACCCGCAGGTTTGGCAGAACATCAAGGGCACATGGCTACGCACACAGTTTGACGATGCAATTACATCGAGCATCAACCCTCTAGGTGTTCAGAATAAATTTTTGTCTAGGCTCGGGATTCGTGGAAAGGTGATGATGGGTCGCGGTGGAGCTAAGGCCAGAGGCACAAAGGCAAAGGTCTTTGAGGCTATGATGGAGCCGCAAGAGTTAGAGAATTTTGTTGATCTTGTCGAGATGATGCAGGCAACAAGTTACATTGCTACGCAGAGTGGATCTCCAACACAGCCGCTGTTGGCGCTCAGAAACTTCCTAGAGAAAGACGTTACTGGCGGTGGTCGAATTGCGGCCAATGCACTCAGGGCTGTCGTGGAGATTCCCCAGAGAATCGCAATCCGTGGCTTTGATGACACCATGGCAGCTACCCTTGGCTTTCAGAGAGAAGCTTATGAGGACAAGCTCATTGAGGCGCTAATAGATCCCAAGGTGGCTGGAGAGTTGGCGGCACAAATAGATGCGGTAAAGCCCGGCGTTTATTTCGTCACTCAGGCGGTTTCTCGCGGCGCTACAGATGTTTTTGATCAGCTAACAGATGAAAGCTTCAAGCCTGATAAGGTCAACCCAAGAACAGGTCAATTAGAGCGAGGCGTTCAAGGCGCAAGGATGATTGAGAGCGCCAAAGAAGTGACCAACCCAAAGGCTCCAGCAGATCCAAAGCCTTCCATCCTAGACAGCATGTATGTGCCAGATGTTGGAATGGATTCGCCTGCATTTGAACCGCTATCACAGAGGCCATCAACGGCTCCAGCAATGGGAAAGATAGATCCAGCGATGTCTCCTACTATTCTGCCCTCAGATAAGGACAGGGAGCTTGCTATGCGGCTCAGAGGGCCATTAGGCGGGATCGCTTCCCTCGCCTAGCATTGGTAGGTCTGGCTCGGCTGGGGTGGCGATAATCATTGCGCCACTGACGTTCCAGTCGAAGTCATAGCCCATATGATAGTCACCCTCAACGTCGATCATCAGGTTGCGACTACAGAGCCGTAGGAGCGCGGCTTGTTGGTGTAAGGTCATCCTACCAAACAGGTCGATAACTTCCTTAGACTCTGCCACAGGGCGGTAGGATTGAGGAATCTGGGTCGGCTTTCTCTTAAATAAATTTTTCAATGATTATTCCTATCGAACAGGTCGTCGTGCTTCTGCTCAATCATGAGTTGCAACTGGCTGATTATTGTTCGTCGCTCTCGCGCACAGATGTCGCGTAGCCTCTCGTATGTTTCGAGGTCAATCGCCAGCGACTTTCTTTTTCTGTCTAACGCTGCTTGGTCTTCGGTTTCCATGACGGATCTCTAATTGATATTGAGCAATTGTATAGGATTGTATATCATTGCACAAATGTATGAAATGAAAAATTATATGTTGTCAATGCAGTCGCATTGGATGGTCAACCAGCCGCTCTACAAGGCGGTTCAGGCGACCGTTCCGATGATTGCTGAATTCAGGGCAAGGGATGGCAGGGAGCGCCTACAGAAGACTCCTGTGTCTCGGCTATGCAAGAAGGTCTTTCCCGAGGTGTACAAGGTGCCGTTGTTCCGAAGGCAGTTCTGCAAGATGTTGGTCGAAGAAATCAAGCAAATGGAGCAGGAGATACCCTTTGAGCCAAATGAAGCTGAGGACGAGCTGAGGCAGATCCCTGAGATTGTGCTGCAAGAGCATGTGCCTGAGCTGTACCGCACGATGTGGTTTGTCGTGCAGAACGTGCTGAACCCGATTTTTAATACGCTGTACCACAGGGATTGCCGAGACGTTTCTTCGATCCAGATTGCTAACTACAACCCCAAGGATAAGCAGAAAGGCGCGTGGCATCACGACGAGAGCGCCGACATCAGCGTGGTGGTTCCCCTCAACACCGATGAGTACAAGGGTGGTGGCACAGAGTTTCATCGCCACGGCATCCTGAATCCGCTGCCCAGTGGACACGCATTGATATTTCCTTCCTTCACCAACCTGCACCGTGGCCTAGCGGTAGAGAGCGGCGACCGATACTTATTGGTTTTCTGGCTGCACGATAAGAAGCGGCTTATCGAGAGATACAACAGTTTGGAATGACCTGCAAATAGTTACATTTATTTGCATAAAAGTGTGTACAACGACACGGGATTGTGCGATTATTCCTTTTGTCGGGGGCGCTTGCCCCCATAACCAAAAGGAAAACATGATGGCAAGACACACACACAGAGGAACCTGCCAAGTATGCGGTTCAGTGCAGGCGGTTAACAACAAGACTGGCATGATTGCTAAGCACGGCTACACCGTCGATTGGGGGATGTTTCAGGGCGAGTGCCCGGGATCGAATGAGCTTCCGATTGAGAAGAGCCATAAGCTAACAACTCAAATCATCAACTCCATTCAAGGCCAACTTGCTGGCATGAAGTTGCTCGACCTCAAACTCTTCCTCCTCAGCGACGAAGAGTTTCGAGCTGCTCGCAAAAACAACCTCCAGTATCAAGCAATGACCGATCACGTTGCCTCTCTTCGCAAGTTGAT